CGCAAAAATATTTTACACATGCAACCCCGACATTGTTCAATGCAGGAACTCCTCACCCACAATTGTCGAGTTGTTATTTGTTGTCGATGGAAGGCGATAGTATTGATGGTATCTATAACACGTTGAAAGATTGTGCTTTGATATCGAAATGGGCAGGTGGTATTGGTCTACATATTCATAATATCCGCGCATCGGGTAGTCATATTCGCGGAACGAATGGTTCTTCAAATGGAATCGTACCCATGTTGCGAGTTTTCAATAACACTGCAAAATATGTTGACCAATGTGTTGTACCGGAAACAATTATATACACAACACAAGGTCCTAAACAAATACAACATTGTATTATGAATGAAACTGAAATTTATAATTTGCAAGGAGAAACCGAAGTTATTCAAAATGTACTTGAACACTCATATGACGGGGAAATATTAGAAATAGAAACGATGCATTCAATTCATCCATTGACTATAACACCAGAACATCCAGTATTAGTTTTACGTGGTCAAAAAAAAGGTCTTAATTACAAAGTAATAAAAAACAGACTAGACAAACAATTATGTAATTTTGAATGGATTAATGCAAAGGATATGGATATAGATGACATGGTAGTATATCCTATTCCATCTTTTTCGAAAGATATTGCGAATCTTTCAGCACATGATTGTTATGTCTATGGTGTTATTTTAGGTGATGGTTCGATGTCAAATAAAAACGATACTTCTGGATATATTTCTTTGCAGACAACTAATAAAAAACATATTGCCGATTTCATAATTGATTATTTCAATGATAGATGCGTAGATTACAGAATAGAAGTGGATAATAATAGTACTAGAATTAGATGGAATAGATGCATACATTTACCATTCAGATACAACGATTTCTATGATGAAAACAAAGAAAAACGAATACTTGCAAAATGGTTGAATTTGCCCATTGAAAAATCAAAATATATACTGAAGGGTTTATTAGATACAGACGGATGCTTGAAAGATGAATTAGTATTAGATAGCACCTCTTATAATTTAATTGAATCTACACGATTCTTGGCTATGAAAATGGGGGTATTAACCAGCGGATATATTAGAAACAGAATAGGCGAGTCGCATGAAACTGCCCGCGGTATAATCGAAAACAAAAAAATTAGTTATGTATTACGTATTCCAAAAACAGCGGAAATTTGTGATTTGATGAATATGAACTATGATGATAAGCAGTTTTTCAAATTTATGAGGCACAATCATTTGTTGCTAAGTCGCGTTCAAAAAATAACAACACATTCCTATAATGGAATTTTGTATGACTTGCAAATGGAAAAAGAACATAATTATGTAATTCATAATGGCGTGGTACATAATGGTGGTGGAAAGCGCAACGGCAGCTTCGCTATATACCTCGAGCCATGGCATGCAGATGTTGAATTGTTTTTACAGATGCGCAAAAATCATGGCGACGAAGAACTCAAAGCCCGTGATTTGTTCTATGCTTTATGGATCCCCGATTTATTTATGGAAAGAATCAAGGCTGATGGTAATTGGACACTTATGTGTCCCGATGAATGCCCTGGACTAGCCGATGTCTATGGTGAAAAATTCGTTGAGTTATACACATCGTATGAATCATCCGGTAGAGGACGTAAAACCGTAAAGGCACGTGAATTATGGTTTCAAATATTAGACGCCCAGATGGAAACCGGAACTCCCTATTTATTATATAAAGACGCTGCAAACAAAAAATCGAATCAAAAAAATATCGGCACCATAAAGTCGAGCAATTTATGCACTGAAATAATAGAATACTCAGACGACAAAGAGACTGCGGTATGCAACTTAGCAAGTATTGCTCTTCCGGCATTCGTGGATAAGAGTGTTGAACCTGCTGTCTTCGATTATGAAAAATTGCATAAAGTCTCGAAAATCGTCACCTACAATTTGAATCGCATTATTGATATCAATTTCTATCCTACTCCGAAAACTGAGTTGAGTAATAAACGACATCGCCCAATCGGAATTGGTGTCCAAGGTTTAGCCGATGTTTTTATGCAATTAGGCCTGCCATTCGAATCCGATGAATCTAAACAAATAAACAAACAAATATTCGAAACCATTTATCATGCGGCTTTGGAACAATCCTGTGAAATTGCTGAGCAAGAAGGACCATATGAGACATTTGAAGGATCTCCTGCGCAAAAAGGCGAACTCCAGTTTGATATGTGGGGAGTAGAACCATGTACACAACGCTATGACTGGCAAACACTGAAAACTCGAATCAAAACCCATGGATTACGTAATTCCCTTTTATTAGCGCCCATGCCAACTGCATCCACCTCGCAAATTCTTGGATACAATGAATGCATTGAACCGATTACTAGTAATATTTATAGTAGACGCACCATTGCGGGGGAATTCATTTTAGCAAATAAATATTTGATGAATGATCTCATTGCATTAGACTTATGGAATGAGAAAATGAAAAACAATATTATTGCAAACCACGGTAGTATTCAACATATCGAGAGTATTCCTAAAAACATACGCGACAAATACAAGACAGTATGGGAAATACCCATGCGTAATTTGATTGATATGTCTGCAGACCGCGGCGCCTATATTTGTCAAAGTCAAAGTTTGAATCTATGGCTAGAAGAACCGAATTATTCGAATTTGACATCCATGCATTTCTATGCATGGTCAAAAGGATTGAAAACCGGAATATATTATTTACGCAGACGAGCACGCCATCAAGCACAACAATTCACGATTGAACCCGAAAAAAAAGATTCAAATGAATCTCATGAGGAAATATGTGAAATGTGTTCATCCTAGGTATGTGCTTGTCTTGACTTTGAGAAGTTGTAAATAGCACTTTAGACAGACTTCCACGTCTACCATGGAATCATGTAGACCATCTGGTACATATCCAAATAAACATTGATGTAATTCAGATAATTTAGGCCATTTGTTATAACTATAATGTTCACCTTTTTTATTGATTGCTTTTACTGGAATTGCGCATAAATCGATACTGTGCATCATCGTACAATATCGAGTCATTTTTAATTTTTCTTCGTAGGCTGGATTCATAAGATTTCGTAATTCATTCGGGGCATCATGACGATCTAATTCAATACGAATCATGGTAGTATCAAATTTCATGTTATGTGCAACAATACAATTACATGCAGAATAATCAAAATACATTACATAAAGAGCTTCTAATATTGCCACTCCCTCTTCCATGCATTTTTCTTTGGTTATACCAGTTAATTTAGTAATATCCTCATTTATTACTACTTCTTCGTCCACCTTGATATACGTGTTGTATTTTTTAATGATTTTTTGGGTTTCATCATTGAATACTATATAACTCAATTGCAGAATATGTGGTTTTTTTTCATATTCATTTTTAGGCAATAGCCCAGTGGTTTCAACGTCAAATACTAGAATATTGGTCATGTTTTTCTGCATACAATATATATTGTAAAAAGGATTTCAATTTTGTTATACAATATATTGTATGCAGAAAAATAGATAAAAAAAAATACACATCTAGAATAATGATAACTTTCGTATCTGCCTATTTATTTCCAGAAAAACATGTACACATTTGTGAAGAATTTTCCATAAAAAATTTGATTGCTCTTTGTAAAGAAAATTTACGTTTGGTATTGTTTGTTTATCATGAAGATGAAAAATGGATAACACGAAAATTAGAAGACACCGAAGGGGTCGAGATGCCATTGATTTATACCTTACAAAAAACAGATTTGAAAATATGGAATTTGATTCATGAAGATTTGAATTATGAATTACCCGGTAATCGCAATACTCTGAAAGACACGCGAGAATATCTGTGGAAAACACATATATCATTTGAATTACTCAAAAAAACAATAGAAAAAAATCCTTTTCAAACGAGCCATTTTTCTTGGATTTCTTATTCAACGCGATTTCTCATGAAAAACCAATCTACATTCACTTATCTACGTGATCTCACCAATTTCAAGAAAGGATTATTATTACCAGGGTGTATGACCAACAATGTAAACGATGTTTCTGAATTATTGGATGATATATGTTGGAGGTTTAGTGGTGGATTCTTTATTGGCGATGCTGAATCGATTAGTAGCATGTATGAAGTGTATGTCTTAGAACTACAAGAATTTTTGAAAATCCATCGAAAAATAATATGGGAAGTGAATTTTTATGCCTATTTAGAACGATATTGTAAAGAATGGAAAGCGAGTTGGTATTATGGAAATCATGATGATTCCATGATTACTAATATATCGGCTTTTTATTTTTCAAATTGTTTAGCAGAAAAGAAATCCTATCGATGTGTAGATTATAATAATGTTTTTCAAATCGAAGGGTTTTATCCAACATCGGCGTGTTATTTGCAGTATTATGATGTGAATAAGATGAAAAATATTAAATATTTGAATATACGCTATGTGAATTATTGGTTATATCCGAATGGGTATTATCGATATCCAAGTAGCAAACATCTTATTGATAACAAAAATGTGGTTTGTGAATTGGATGAATATTTTTATCCTATACCATCAACGTGTGGTGTAATGCAAGAATCATTGGATTTGACGGATTTTTCGAATTCATATTCACATGGTTTAGAAGATGTACGAATTTATGAAATAGATGGGAAAATCAAATGTTCTGCTACGAATTTGAATTATGTGGATTCTGGAAGCGGTCGCAGTCGTATTATAGTAAGTGATTATTCGGTGGATAGACATGCCATTGAAAATGGTGTTATCATAAATCCACCTACAAATACTTGGTCTGAGAAAAATTGGATACCTATTGTTCGTGATGGAAAAGAGTGCTTTATATACAAATGGTGTCCTTTTCAAATAGGGGAACTTCAAAATAATGATTTGAAAATTATCTATGAATATCCGATTGAATGTCCATTATTTAGGAATGTTCGAGGATCTTCTTTGTTTGTAGATATTCATGGAGAATATTCGATAGGTGTAGTACATTTTAGTGAAGAAGGTAGTCCCCGAAAATATTGTCATATGTTGGTTGAAATGAAGGATAATGTACCGATCCATTATTCTCAACCATTCTGTTTTAGGGAATTTAGTGTTGAATTTTGCATAGGGTTTACAATAGACAAGGATAATTATATATTTTGGATTTCACAGATGGATAGAGACCCGTTGATGATAATGGTTAATAAGGAAGAAATATTATGTAATAATAATATATATTGATATAGTTTATAATGTCTGATACTAATGATGAAAGCAATGAACAAGTTAATAATGGTGCTTCTAAAAAAATTGCCGAAACTTGGACATATACTATATTTCGCGTGTCAGAAGGAGGTAAATATAAAAATAATTATTTTTTAGGTTCAAGTAGTTTAATTGAAAATTTAACTCCAGACGAAATTGCTAAACGCGAGGAAAGTTGGCAAGACAAAATAATTGATATAGATAGTGATAATAAACAAGAATCAGAAGAAGGAAACGAAGGAGAAGGAAACGAAGGACAAGAAGAAGGAAACGAAGGACAAGAAGAAGGAAACGATGAAGAAGAAGAAGATGAAAACAATGAAGAAGAAGGAAACGATGAAGAAGATGGAAAAGATGAAGAAGATGGAAAAGATGAAGAAGATGGAAACAAAGGAGATAAACCCATCAAACAACCCGGCGGAAAAAGATCCACCAAAAAACGCGGCGGATATGACGCAAATAAATCAAAAAAATCCAAAAAAACATACAAAAAATCACACAATTCCAATCATTTCACAATAAAAAAATTTTCCAAGAAAATGAAAAAACAACATTAAGATTTCATATATACACATATGAAATCTTCTTACACCGTTGGGAAAAATTCCCAGTCTAAATCCATACATACTTTCTTCCATATCATATCTTGTTCTAATTGTTTTTCACGGTCTTTCATCATCGGGATATATGGTAAATATTGCACTTGATCCAACAGCACACACAACTGATAAAGCGTATACGTATAATTGAAAAAATTCGTACGGTTTGGTGGGCAATGTACTGCCCACGGTTTCTGTATTTCTATAAACAATACGCACAATGTTTCGTGTAATTCTTCGTTCATAATCGGAGGTTTTATTCCAAACTGCGAATTAATGTATTGAATGTGTTCAAAATATTTATTCAATCCCAACTTCCGTAGTATATCGCGCATTTTGTCATAGTTGATAAGCGACATATCAGTAATGCGTTCTTTTTTGATACGCGCGCGTATTGCCTCGATCACTTCTTCTGGTATTTGCGTGGTTTCTTTCGCCTGAAATTGGGATAATATTTCTTTGAAATGATTCAACCGTATATATGCAGTATAAGACACTTCACTCGGTGGTTCTTTACTAGATGGTTTAGAATTATCAATAATATGAGTAATAAATCTCCCGCAATTATTGCAAATCAAAATCCCCTCTTCATCTTGTGGTATTAATTCCCCAATATTGCATACCCCACATATGTCGGAAGATACCACGAAATCTTGTATATTGAAAACATTGTTATTGATGTTTTTCCAATATTTGTGATAGGTATTTTTCGATTGCGAATATTTAGAACTTTGCGGATTCGATGATTCATTATTCCCCGATTTTATCTTGAAAAAATTATTCAGTACAATGGTGTTTTGATTATTATTCCCCGCAGATACTTGCTTTTTTTGCTCAAAGTAATCGAAAATATGTTTTGAATTTTCGAGCAAATAGTTCTTTTCTTTTTTCTTCAATTCTTTTATTTTAGCAGATAAATCCCCGATTTTATCCTTGATTTCCATGAATTTGTCAATCTGTGTTTCTGGTAATGTCTTTAATTGCATTTTCAGTTGTTTTTTCTCTTCCACCATACATGGAATTATATTTTGTTTTACATCGTAGAAATAATTCATTATTTCTGTATGTTTCTCATCAATCGTAGTTTGTTTCATCATAGTATATCTAAATACGTGTTTTTATGTATATTTTACCGCTTTTAATTTTACCTTGTATTTTTTGCTAAAATAGCGTAAAACTTGAAAAAACGAATTATTCCAATAGTATAAACATCCATGGATAAAGAATATCAGAAAATGATTTTTATCATGAACGCCTTAAACGACGGATGGTCCGTGAAAAAAAATCAAGACACCTATATTTTCAAAAAGAAACATGAAAACAAAGTCGAAATATTCCAGGAAGATTATTTAGCAACGTTCATAATGAGCAATATGGGATTGAATCATATCCCAAAAAAATAAACTACTTACCAGTACTACCAAACCCATTTGCTCCGCGATTCGTTTCTTCGTGGGTATCCACTTCGTCAACTTGGTCAAATCTTTCTATGCTAGTCAAAATCATCTGAGCAATACGGTCTCCTCTTTTTACTGAGTATGGTGCGTCGAGTGAATTATTGATGAAACACACGAATATTTCGCCGCGATAGTCATAGTCTACTACACCTGCGCCTATGTCTATGCTGTTTTTGACGGATAGTCCAGAACGTGGCGCAATACGTAAATAATATTTTTTGGGGTCTTCGTCTTCGCTATTCCAGGATACCGAAATCCCAGTTGGAACTAATCGTCTAGATTGTGGGGCAATATCTATATCTACAGATGAAAATAGGTCCATTCCAGCGGCGTAATCGGAACCATAGATCGGGAGTTGTGCGTTCTCGGTAATCTTTTTGACGAAGAGTTTCATCTTTTAGTAATAGTACTCTATTTTTTATATGGTTTTGCATCCGAATCTAAATAGGTTGTATCCTTATTGGGAATATTATTTTTTTAGGATATGTACTGCATTTATGGTGTAGTTATAGATTGTACATGCAATGAATGTAATACAATTCAATATTGCTAAATATCATTTACAATGAACAATATTTAGCAATTTCAAAAATTTTTTTCTTAACAGAGTATATATCCTAGACAACAATGGGAGGAGCCCTTATGCAACTAGTCGCTTACGGCGCACAAGACGTATTCCTTACTGGAACCCCTGAAATCACTTTCTGGAAGGTATCTTACAGAAGACATACCAACTTCGCCATGGAATCCATTGAGCAAACCTTCAATGGACAAGCCGATTTTGGCCGCAAAGTTACTTGCACCATCTCCAGAAACGGTGATCTTTGCTACAGAACTTACTTACAAGTCACTCTTCCTGAAATCAACCAAAACATGAAGGGCTCATCCGGAGCTGTTTATGCCCGTTGGTTAGACTTCGTTGGAGAGCAACTTATTGCTCAAGTTGAAGTTGAAATTGGTGGTCAACGCATTGACCGTCAATATGGTGATTGGATGCACATCTGGAACCAAGTCACTATGTCTTCTGAACAACAACGTGGTTACTTCAAGATGATCGGTAACACCACCCAACTTACCTACATCACTGATCCTACCTTCGCCAACATCTCTGGACCTTGCGCTGCCTCTGGAGGACCATCCCAAGTATGTGCCCCAAGAAACGCTCTTCCAGAAACCACCCTTTACGTTCCTCTTCTTTTCTGGTTTTGCAGAAACCCTGGACTTGCATTACCATTAATTGCCTTAAAATCTGTAGGGCAGAAAAGTATCCATCCTAAAGTATCCGAGCAATGCTTTAGGGAAAAAATGTTGTGGT